TGGAACTGAAAAGACACCTGCATGGCGTTATGTTCAACATAGGATGAAGCAATGAAGATAGAACTACAGATTAGTTTATTCGTAGTTTTAATGCTGGTCTTAATCTTAAACTATGGTTAAAGACCCGAGGAAGATATTATGAGCAAGTGTTCAATAACAGCGTTTATTATAGGTATTTTTATAACTGTATCATCTTTTGGGTTTTTTGGACAGATGTTTCAGATGCCAAGTAAGGCGTTTCAGATGGGTAGTCAGATGGTAATGCCTCAGCAACAACCTAAATGTAATTGTAAATGTAAATAATAAAAGGAGAAAGTAAAATGTTAAGATATAAAGTAAAAATGCCAAAGGTTGTTAAAGAAATTAAACCTAAGGTAGAGAATAAGAAACCAGTTGCTAAAAAGAAATCATCTAAGTAATTGATTTTTAAAGTAATTTAGTATTATAATGTCATTAACTGTTGCCTTCCGAGATAACACAGTGACTTTAATTACGGAGACACTATGGCTACTTTCAGAGAATTAATCAACGAAGTCCTGATAAGGTTGAGAGAAGATACTATTGCGACCGACTGGTCGGGTAATATCAATGATAGCACAACAGTAACTGATTATCAAAAGGTTATTGGCTCACTGATTAATGACTCTAAACGTAACATTGAATCATATCACGATTGGTTAGTCTTACGTGAAACTGTAGATGTAACTACTGTATCAGGTACTAGGAACTACAACTTATCCTCTGGACAAGAGATTAAGATAATTGATGTTATTAACCAGACACAAGGTACTCACTTAGTACAAGTATCAAGACAGTATATTAACTCAACAACATACCCGTCTTCAAACTCAGGTGACCCTTTGTATTATGCTTTCAATGGTGCTGATAGCTCTAACAATCTTAAAGTTGATTTAGAACCTATTCCTAATTCAGTACAAACCTTGTCGTTTGATATTGTTAAACCTCAGGCTGAGTTAGCAACCGCTACAACAGTATTAAAGATACCTGAGAAACCTGTAATGCTTGGTTCTTGGATGAGAGCTATCGCTGAAAGAGGTGAAGATGGTGGTACACAAACAGGGATAGTAGCTGCTGAAGTAGCTGAGTCTTTAAATCAAGCTGTTATCTTAGATTCAGGTAATGTTCAGTATGAATCTGACTGGTATATAAACTAATGGCTAAACCTATAACCCCTTTAGTTCTTGACTCTATTGGAATCTTTGGTCTAAACAGACAAGCCTCTCCTTCAAGTTTAGAACATCAGTGGTTGACTGCTGCTAATAACATCATGCTTGATGATAGAGGTCGTATTACCTCACGTAGAGGTGTTAAACAGATAACTGATTTGATTGGTTCATCTTCATCTAACTCAGACATTATTAAGTCATTAGGTGAATTTAGAAACTCAACGGGCAGTGCTACTATCTTTGCTGGTGCTAACGATAAGATTTACAAACTAAATGTAGGTAATAGTCCTAATACTTTAGATGAGCAAACATTCACAGGAACACCTCAGACATTAACTGACGGTAACTGGGAGTTCTGTAACTTCAATGATAAGTTCTATGGTGTTCAGTCTAGTCATACACCTATCTACTATGATGGTACTAACTGGATGGACTTAGCAGATGCCTCTGGCTTCTCTGCTCCTTCTGGTGTTACTACCTTTGACCCAACCTCGTGTCTAGGTGGCTTTGGTAGACTATGGGTCGGTGGTGTAGCTGAAGCTAATGATGTAGTTTATTACTCTGATACTTTGATTGGTCATAAGTTCCAAACTGGTGCTGCTGGTTATGTAGATATGAAGACTGTATGGGCTGGAGACCAAGTTACTGCTTTAGCTAACTTTATGGGTAAGCTTGTTATCTTTGGTAAACGTAACATTGCTATTTATAATAGTCCTGATGACCCAAGTAGTGCAGACTTTGCATTAGATGAGGTGGTAAGGGGTGTAGGTTGTGTTGCCAGAGATTCAGTACAAGCCCTCGGTGATGATATTATCTTCTTATCTAACTCAGGTGTAAGGTCGTTAAGAAGAACAATGGTACAAGACAAGATGCCTTTAACTGATTTATCTGCTAATATTAAAGATGAAGTAACAACCCATATTGTTAATGCTGATATGGCTCAAGTTAAAGGTCAGTATTGTTTATGCGGTGGTTATTATGCTTTGTCGTTTCCTGATAGAAACATAACCTATGTGTTTGATTTTAAAGGAAACCCTGATGCTCCTAGAGTAACAACTTGGAACTTTGAAACTAAGAAAACCCCTAAAGCGTTACTATCAACAACTGATGGTATTATGTATATGGGTCTTGGTAATAGTGATTATGCTGGTCGTATAGCAACCTATGATGGTTATTTTGATGTTGAGAAAAGTGATGTAACCTCAACTTATGCTAATCAAACAGTATGTGAAGCAGCCGGATATACGTGGGAGTCAACTAATTCTAAATGTTGGCAGTCAACTAATAATACTTATCAGGCAGACTTTAAGACTGTTTGGTTAGACTTTGGAGACCCTGCTAAAGCTAAACTACTTAAACGATTCTTGGCTGTTATATCAGGTGGTAAGGATATGTCAGTTACTATGAACTGGTATCGTGATTATAGTGTTGATTTTGATTCAGGTAGTTTTACTTTATCACCTACAGCAAGTGGTACAAGTTATTTATGGGGTGGTTCAACATCATTGTATGGTGCTGCTAAATATGCTCCATCATTCCAACCAGCAGAATATAAAATGTCATTATCTAAGTCTGCTAAAGTGTTAAGAATGGAAATGAAAGGTACTGTTAATGGATTCAAAGCATCATTACAGAACATGATTATATGGGCTAAACAAGGAAAAATACGATGAGTAACTATAATTTACAAGTAACATGGTCAGGTAAGGATGCGTTAAGCGATTCAGATGCCGACAAGGTAATATCAGGTGATGATTTTAATACGGAGTTCACAGCAGTTAAGACAGCAGTAAACTCTAAAGCAAACCTTAATGGTTCAGCAAGTGAAACATTTAGTGCCGTAACAGCAACAGCAGGCACTAACACTACACAGGTAGCGACTACAGCATTTACTACAACAGCTTTAGCATTAAAAGCTAACTTGGCAAGCCCTACTTTTACAGGCGTACCTGCAGCACCTACTGCTGCGGTTGATACTAGTACAACACAGGTAGCAACTACAGCATTTACCAAGGCACAGATAGCAGATACATTTAGTTATTCGGGCGGAGTTCTAACAATAACAACTACATAATATGCCAGCAGGAAACACAATAGATTATAACGGTACGGTAGTAACACCTGATAGTGTTAATTACAACGGTAGTGATGTGACTGAAATAATCTTGGATGGTACGTCTGTATGGTTACATTGTTATACAGCAGGCAATACTACCACTTTATATGATAATAGTTCTCTACCTGATGTTACAAATGAATCTAATACACAGATAGATTCATATACAGTTCCTAGATGTGGCACATACAATGTGGTGTATTACTATCAAGCAGTGTGGAAGGGTGTTAGAACAGACATAAGAGTTAATGGTAGCACTGTTCATCAACATGACCACTTAGACGGTGACGTAACAACCAAGACTACTAGTGGTACTTTCACTACTACTAGCTTATCTTCAGGTGATGTGATTAGTATATGGCAAGAACCATTCCACCCTTGGTCATATTCTGGCGGTGGTAATTGGCAAATTAAGGTAGATTAATGAAAGACTTAGATGAGTAACTTCTTCGTCATAGGGTTGCCAAGAAGCAGAACAGCGTGGCTGGCTAACTTCTTGACTTATGATGGTAACTTTTGTTACCACGAAGGTGTTGATGGATGTTCTACAATAGAGGAATACAAAGATAAACTAGGCAAAGATAAGGGTGATAGTAATACTGGATTAATGATGTTTGACTTTGAAAAGTATTTTCCTGATGTTAAAGTTATTGTTATTGATAGCACTATTGATAATGCTGTTGAGTTTGCTGAAAAGGTTTACGGCACTGATATTAAAAAATCAATGTTAAAGGCTAAGGATAGATTAGATTCAATAAAAGGATTACACATCAGCCTTGATGATATTAACGATAGTTTAAAGAAGATATGGGAGTATGTTTCAGTAAAGCCTTTTAACAAAGATAGGGCTGATATGTTGGTTAAACTTAACATACAAGTAAACGACCCATTTGATTTTGATATTGAAGCAATACATAAATTAAGGGGTAATGTAGATGGCTGGCTCGCATAAGAGGCTAAATCTAAAATTAGATACAAGGGCTTTAAAAGTAGCACTTAACTCTATGCCTGAAGAGTTTGGTAAGTACCCTCAGAGGGGAGAATTTGAAGGCTCACCACATTCTGAAATGAAAGATATATGGGTAAGGTACAATGATGTTGAACCGTTTTTAAAGTCAGGTGATTTTTCCAAGTTTGGTGATGAGCATGATTCAATATGGTATGACATTGCTGATGAGTTACCTATTAAGAACTTATTGTTCCAGATAATGGAAGCGGTAGATGGTGAAAGGCTAGGTGGTGTGCTTATAACTAAGGTACCTCCTGGTGGTAAGATTAAGGCACACACAGATTCAGGTTGGCACGCCAAGTATTACGATAAATATTATGTGCCAGTACAGAACGAGGCAGGTAGTACGTTTGGTTTTGTTGATGGAACGATTTATCCCGAAGAGGGTGATGTATGGTGGTTTGATAATTCAATCAAGCACTGGGTTGATAATGATACTAACTCTGATAGAATTGCTATGATTGTATGTATTAGAACTGAGAATGAAACAGGAGAAAATTATGTTTATTAATAGGAGTAAGGTATGCCTTGGGGAGCAGTAGCAGGAGCAGTAATTGGTGGAGTAATGTCTAACAAGGCTGCAAAGAAAGGGGCAGCATCAGCAGACAGAGCAGCAGATTTACAATACAAGCAATCATTACCTTGGGATGTATCAGGAATGTTTGGTGGTGCAAAATTCGATGAAGAAGGTAGGTCAGCAGAAATATCTC